ACCAGACGTTTAACATCCAGCCCGAGTATGTCGACATGTCTCGCCGCCCTGGTATTGGCCGCCGGTGGTACGAAGACCATCCCGAGTGCATGGAGTATGACACAATCTCTATTTCTACTCCTGATGGCGGTCGCAAGATTCGCCCTCCCAAGTATTTCGATAAGCTGTTTGACCTGGAACAACCGGAGCTTATGGCTGAGATTAAGGCCAAGCGCAAGCACTTTGCCGAGGAAGGCAAGAAGGCCAAGCTGGCCCAGTCCACTATGACCTACGAAGAAATCCTCGAGACCCAGGAGCGCGTGCTTCATAATCGTATAAAAAATTTGAGAAGGGAGTTGTAATTATGGCTCGACGTATGAAGCGTTCCCAGGATAGGCAAGTCTTCCGCCACACCGCTGTCAATTCCAAGCGAATCAATGTGAATCCCAAAATCTATCGCGGAGGTATCAGGATGTGAATGACGAACGTGCTACCGTCTGTGTCCGGTTGAATCTCGATGCCGACTGTTACGAGCTGGCCGCCAAAGTTTGGCGCTCTCTCGATATGGAGCTTGATTTTTATGAGTTCCTTGCCCTGGAGTTGCAAATCCGCTTAATTGAACTTTCTGGTTATACGGAGCTCGACTTTTACTAGTTTCTGGCCTCGATTTTTACTAGTTTATTTTTACCAGTTTGTGGCCTCGATTTTTACTAGTTTATTTTTACCAGTTGATGGCCTTGGAGCTTCAAATCTGTTTGATTGAAATTTCTGGTTTTTTGGAGGATGATAAAAATGATGCTTAACGTTTACGCCATTCGTGACCTGCGTTCCGGTTTCTTCGGTCTCAACACTGAGCAGAACGACTATATCGCCGCCCGCAATTTTGCTAACGCTATCATGGAATCCAAAGGCGTGCTCTTTACCCATGCTTCCGATTTTCAGCTTTTCCGCATCGGTGAGTTCGATTCCGATAAGGGCGTTCTCATTCCGGCGCAGCTTCATGAGCTCATTTCCGACGGCGCGGAGGTTCTTCGCTCTATGCAGCAGAAGGAGGATGTCTGATGTTCCAGACTTGGCACCGCGATCAGGAGCATTTTTGCTCTGAGCCCGGCTCCGGCGAAAAGATTCTCTATTCCCCCGAGTTCGACCGCTTTGGTGTTATGACCCTCAAGGAGAGTGGTAAAGAGGACCTCTACGCCTTTATCCAGAGCCACAAGGATTCTGTCGATCTTCATAAAATCATGGACAGGTTCAATGCCGGTGATACTGCCGCCCTGCAAAAGGTGCAAGGTATGTTTGGTGATTTCAGCCAGATGCCCCAGACCTATGCCGGGTTGCTCAATCACATGATAGAGGCCGAGCAGACGTTTATGAGCTTACCCCTCGAAACCCGTGAGAAGTTCGGCCAATCTTTCCATGCTTGGCTCGCCCAGGCAGGCTCTGAGAGCTGGTTAGAGGCTATGGGTATGGTTACACCACCCGCCTCTCAAAATCCCGCTGGTGAGCCGCCAGCGGCCTCACAGGGCCCGAAAGGAGGTGAGACAGACCCCGCGTCAGCCTCACCCGCTGGTTAAATTTCATATTCCTGACATTGGCTGAATCTGATTAAGGCAGCCTACACGGCCGCCCTGGCCGTGTGAACAACAGAGAACCGTTACAGACTGGAGGTATTAACTTGTCTCGCAATGAAAATACAAGATTTGCTCTTAATCCTACTAACCTTGATATTGCTCGTAGCACTTTTCGGCGCGACCATAGTGTTAAACTCAGTTTCAACGTTGGAGACGTTATCCCCTTCTATGTGGATGAAGTTCTTCCCGGCGATACTTTCCAGGTGAAGACATCCATGGTTGCCCGCCTGCAAACTCTGCTCACCCCCATGATGGATAATCTCTACTTGGACACCTATTTTTATTTCGTGCCCAACCGCATTGTCTGGCAGCATTGGCGTGAGCTTATGGGCGAGAATACACAGTCTGCCTGGATTCCCACGACCGAGTATTCCGTCCCCCAGGTGACTGCGCCCTCTGGTGGCTGGTCTATTGGTTCCATTGCCGACTACATGGGCATCCCTACTGGTGTTGCCAACCTCTCTGTTAATGCCCTCCCCTTCCGTGCCTACGCCCTCATCATGAATGAGTGGTTTCGCGATGAGAATCTTTCTGACCCCCTCAACATCCCTGTGGATGATGCTACCCTCGCAGGTTCCAACGGTACAAACTATATCACCGATGTTGTCAAAGGCGGTATGCCCTTTAAGGCGGCCAAGTTCCATGACTACTTCACTTCCGCTCTGCCTGCTCCGCAGAAAGGCCCCGACGTAACCATTCCTGTCGGCCAGGGTGGTAATCTTCCCGTTGTTTCTCTTGCCGAACGTGTTGACCATTCTCTCTTTAAGTCCCCTATGTCTGCTTGGGCTTCTGGTGTTGAGAGCAATAAAGATTATTCTAGTATTAAGCAGACTTTCAACTTTGGCAGTACTGGTGCCTCTGTTACTGAGGTTAATTCTACCTCTACCGGTATGGATTTTGGCGGAGGTTCTTCCCGTGATGGCACGTTGTACTTTGACAACCTGTGGGCTCTTCAGTCTGGTTCTGTGACGGCGGCCACTATCAACCAGTTGCGCATGGCCTTTCAGGTCCAGAAACTCTATGAGAAGGATGCAAGAGGAGGCACACGTTACATTGAAATCCTCAAGTCTCATTTTGGCGTTACAAGTCCTGACGCTCGTTTACAGCGCCCTGAGTATCTTGGCGGCAACCGTATACCTGTTAATATCAATCAGGTTGTCCAGAATTCCGCTACTCAGGCTGATGGCACTCCTCTCGGCGATACTGCCGCTTTTTCTGTTACTACTGACGTTCATGGTGATTTTATTAAGTCCTTTGTTGAGCATGGCTTTGTGATTGGTATCATGGTCGCTCGCTATGACCACACTTACCAGCAGGGCCTTGAGCGTTTCTGGTCTCGTCGTGACCGCCTGGACTACTATTTCCCGGTTTTCGCCAATATCGGTGAGCAGCCTATTCTGAACAAGGAAATTTACGCCCAGGGCACCGCTCAGGATGATGAGGTTTTTGGTTATCAGGAAGCCTGGGCCGATTACCGTTACAAGCCGTCCCGTGTTGCCGGTGAAATGCGCTCTAAGGCTCCGACCTCTTTGGATGTCTGGCATCTTGCCGATGAGTATACCCAGCTCCCGAAGCTGTCTGATGCGTGGATTCGTGAGGATAAGACCAATGTTGACCGTGTACTTGCTGTTACAAGTTCTGTGTCTAATCAGATGTTTGCCGACCTCTACGTCCAGTGTAAGGCTACTCGGCCTATGCCTATGTATAGTATCCCTGGCCTTATCGACCATCACTAAGAGGTGAGATTATGGCTATGAATTCGGCTAAGTCGGCCTTGACTACTGCCTCTCCTGGTGCTATTGTAAGACCAGGGTCTCTTGATAAATACCGACTTAGTACTACCGGATCTATAACTGGCGCCCTTCAAGGTATTGCGGGCAGCAATACTGCCGCCAGCGCTC